AAGGACCGCGCATATCAAAGCAGTATATAGTTTGACTGTCTTGTAGAGACAACAAGTAGAATGCCTCATCTGCACTATAGATAGACTTAATAGGGTTAGTCTGCGCTCTAACCAATGCAGTTAATTCATTACGGACATTGTTACTAATGTCACGCATAGGCATTGACTTTTCTTGTATAGTCCTACCAAAGCTACGTACACCATCTTCAGACAGGAATATAATGTCAGTACCTGTGTGTTGTACGGAATCTCTAGCAATACAACCTACGCCTTCTACAGTGTCGTGTAGCTTAAAATCAGTAGTTGTGGTGTTGTTAGCACCAGAGTAAATAATAATTGAACGCTTACAGAATATAACTAAGAAGTTATTAAACACAGACAAAGCGACAACTTCATCACTGCTGTTAGGAAAAACATTAGTAAGGTCTAATGAACCTGATGCACCGCTATGCCAGTCAGTACCAATAAGAGTTTCTGACCAATATACAGTGTGTTTGTTGCCTGATACATCAGCCGCCCATAGTTTACCAAACCCGCCTATAACTTCATTAGCTTCAGGAGCATAGTGTGAGCCGTCTACTACTTCTACAAGAGTAAGGCTACCTGCTGTACTTTTTAATGCTTTATGACCACGTTGAAAGAAATAAACGTCATTATTAAAAGTAACTATCTTCCAGTTATTAGCTGATATAGTATAGTTTGCAGGAAGCGTTACAGGAGTTATTGTTGTAGTACCTGTAAATATTTTATTGTTACCCGCAGAGAATACTATTTTAGTACCGTCTCGTTTAACGTACTCATGTACAGCCTCTATGCCTCTACTAGAACCTAACTGTGTAGCCGTGCTAGAATGAGTAGATACTTCCGTATAACCCTTACGTGCGCCTATACGCCCATATTCATCAATGATACAGTTACTAGCGGTAGCCGCAAAGGACTGGTCAAGAGACAAAGGTGAATCCTGACTGTTAATCCCCGCAAATCCTGGGGCTTGTACTGTAATGTTCTGTAATTGTTGTGCCATTATTCGTATGTCCAAACAGTTTCAGAAGGAAACCTAGAGGCATCAAAGGCTACTGCATCTGCCAATGTAGTGTCCGCTAGGGCAAATAGTTCCTGCGAAGAAGTACCACCTGTCTCTCCACGTTCACGGGAAGCTAAGGCTATTGCATAGTTAATAACAGGCTGTGAAGGTACATACAGCTTATCAGCATCAAGAGTAAACGGGTCTGCTCTATCTACAATGTTAAAGCGTAATGTATATGCTTTGTCAGGCTTAGGGTACAAATCTACCAAAGCATTACCACTAGCATCTACACCATTCCAAGAGTAGTACAGAGGTGAACCAGTTGCAGGAGTCTGTGTCAAATAAGATTTGTTCATTAACGAAGAACTAATAGGACGCATAAAGTAGTTAGACGTATCATTAATGACATCTAGTATCTTAAATGAGTTATTAGTCCCTGTAATGCTGTAACTAAATACATCGTTAGTTGTTGTGACTGTTACTGTTTTACGTAGTGCTGACCAATCCCACGCATCTTCAACAATACGCCTACCATCATTGACAAACTCTCCTATAAGTTTTACATAGGAGTCTGTAGCATTTTCTACAGAAGATGTTTCTTCCTCTCGCATTCTACGCAGTACACTGTTTACTAATTGTAAGTAAGTCATTATCCATACCTTCTTAAGTTCATAAAGGGACTAAGCATTTCCTGTGTAGGCTTAATCTCTGTGTCAAATTTAAATAGTTCTTTGTCGAACAACTCTTCGATTTCCGTTGGTTGTTGTGGTGCTGTCATTAGTCCTGCTAGTAGCTTAGGGTCAAGCGATAGTTCAGGTAATTCTACGTCTATACTTGGTAAGTCTATATCTATTTCAGGTAAGTCTATATCTGGTGCTTTAAACTCTGGTAAGTCTATATCTAATCCAGTAAACTCTGGTAAGTCTATATCTATTTTAGGGAACTCAAGTTCTGGTCCTTCTGGCAACTCTATATCTTTTAATGCTTGTAACGCGGGGTCTACATATTCTTCACCTAAATAATCAAGAGCATCATCAACAGTATCTACTACAAACTCACCTGCGTCTTTACCTTTGTCAATAAGGTCTTGACCTAAGTCTTTAGCTTTTGCTAATGCAGGGTCTACCGCTTCCTCACCAAACTTATCAACGACATTATCAACAGTATCTACAATTCCTTCACCTATGTCTTTACCTTTGTCAATAATGTCTTGACCTATTTCTTTGCCTTGTTGTAAAGCAGGGTCTACGTACTCTTCGCCTAAATAATCAAGAGCCTCGTCAGCTTTATCAACAACAGCTTCAGCTACTTTTTTGCCTTCTTGCAACGCAGGGTCTACAACTTCTTTACCAAAAGTGTCAATCAAATCATCAGTAGTGTCTACAACGGCTTCACCTATGTCCTTACCTAAATCAATAACGCCTTGACCTGCTTCTCCAACTATACCTGCTCCTGCTTCTATAACACCTCCTAGTGCCTTACCGCCCGCTTCTACTGCGCCTACTAATGCGGTATCTCCTATGTAATCAAAAGTGTCATCAAGTAAATCTACTGCACCTCCTAACACATCTCCTGCGGCATCTCCTATTACTCCCGCTAGGTTTTCTGTAACGGCTCCACCAAACTCTTTAACTAAAGCGTCTGTCATACTATCGCCTTCTAAACCTGCAGTCTGTACTTCGTTTAAAGAATCACTAAACGTGTCAGGGTCTATACCAAATAAATCAGCGTCAATACCTAGCTTACCTAAACCAGTTTCTAATAAGTTAGGAGCAACTGACCCTATTATAGCACCCTCTAGTATATCACCTATGTCACCACCACGAGCCGCGGTTAAGAGAGCAGTATTGCCTGTACCTGCCGCTATTATACTCATCAACGGGTTGTCTAATATACTGCTTTTTTCAGGTCTGTAGAATACTTGACTATATGAACCTAATTCTGCATCGGGGGTAGACTGATAGCTTTGTCCTCTTTTTAACTCCGAATCCCAGTCAATGTGTGCCGCTGTGCCTGTGTTTAAATAAACACCTTCACCGTAGATGTTATTAGGATTACCGTCTTTAAAATCTTTTACTATAGAAATACCTTCGTTATCAAGGTACTTAGTCATTACATCAGCTTGTGCTTCTACGGCTTGACGTAACGGGTCTTCTTCGTCTATCCAGTATTGATACTTACCATAGCCTGTTCTAGTTGTAGGCGGCTCAATAAGCATCTTGTGTGTTTCTTCACTAGAAAAATCTAAAGGACCCTTTTCAATATATTCTTGTGCTTTGAGAAGTTCTTCATAGCCTTTAGGTAAAACTCGTCTTTGTTCTCTCGGTCCACGACCTGTTTTTTCAACTTCTTCATACTGAGGTTCAGCAATTAGCTTATAATCTTCATCAGTAAAGTTACCAATAATATCATTAGCTTTATCGTACCAGTACTGTTTGTAGGTTTCGTCAGCTACAACCTTTGCTATTTCAAAACTGTTTACAGCACCTAACTCAAAAAGATGCTCCGTGCTGTATTGGTCTCTATATGAGCCAACTAACTCTTTACCTTCGGCTACTAACGCATCTGATTTAATTCTTTCTTGTTCGGCAAAATAGGCTTCTTTTCTTTTACGGTCAACTTCTCGTCTTTCTTTTCTTGCTTGTTCTTCTAAACGCGCTTGTTCTTTGTCATAAGCAATACGTTCGGCACTCTTGGATGTACCAAACAACTCTTCATAAGTTGGTGTTCTTTTTGTTTCCGTAGGCGGTCTGTAATATGAACTAGTCGCTGACATTATCTATCCCTCTGTACTTTTTTAGTCTTCTCTACAGTTCTCATAGCACCTAAACCAAGCATACCCATTAGTACTGGCATCATAGTAGCCATATCTAAAACAGGGATTTCAATGGTAGAATCGGCAAGAGCAAGCGCAAAATTTGCCATCGGGATAAGAATGTACTGACTCGCAAGTCCAATGCAACAAGTCCAACCAACAGCAGGTCTCCAACCCGACACAAAGAGGCTCTTATGTGACGCTTCTGTCTTATTAACTTCAAGTTGCGCTTTCGCAAGTTCCTGCGCGTGCTTTTCAGCCATTGTTGAAAGTTCAAAGGCGATGGCATTCTTCTTGTCTTTATCCTCTATAAATTTGTCAAGTAACCCTGTAACAGGTCCGATTAGTTGCTCTAACATAAATGCCTCACTTAAGGGGATTTGAGAGGTAGTCCATACCCTGCCACAAATCCTCTACCTCTTTGGTCAATGTCTTTAACTTCTTACCTACGTCACCAATATCTTTTGTAATAACTTCAGCCTTTGCTACTGTACCTTTTATACCCTCTATCTCATTAGCTAGCTTAGAAACGTCTGTATTCAATTCTAACAGCTTTTCTTGCTGACTTAGTAGTGTCTCTAGCCTTGTGCCTAAAGTGGCTAGATTCTGCTGTATGGGGCTTACATCAGGTATCTGTGTAGCTTCTACTGCTTCCAGTCTTGAGTACAGGCTAGAGGCTGTCCATACGCCACCACCTATTGTACTACCAATACCTAGAACTATGGCTATCCATACACCTTTAAATGATGTACCGCCAATGGTTAATTCGGTTTGCTCTAAACTCATAGTTCCGTACAGTCACTGTTCATAAAGCAATCATAACTATAGGCTGTAGGACCAGTTAAATAATATTCTGATTCACTACCTGCGGCTAGTATGTCTGCTTCCGTTACGTATAAATCTAAACCAATATTGTCATTACCATTAAGGTAAACTGCTGTAAGATTTCTAGTAGTGTTGTAACCCATAGCCATCCATTGAGCATTAGAATCATAGAAGATGTTTGTCTGCTCTGCTGTAGTGTTAGCATTCTCTATACCTTGCTCTAGGAACTCTACAGCTTCTTTGTTACCTGCTACAGATAAGAATGCACTAGCGTTATTAGCGTGTTCCTCAATGGAGTCTAGGGAGTCGTTGTACGTCTCTACCTCGTCCTGAGTAATTGTCAATGATTCTATATTGTCAGCTACAAAAGTCTGTACTTCTGCTTCCTCTTGAGGAGTAGCGGCTGACTCAGATACCTCAGCTACTTCCTGTACAGCAATCATGTCAACTACTACTTCAGTAAATACACCAATGGCTTCATCCATCATGTCTAACTCTGTGTATGCTTTTTCCTCAAGTACAGTCTGTAAGTCACCGTAGGCTTGATAGTTTGAC